CCTACCCTAAAGACGAAACCTCTAAATTTTGAGTTGAATTTTGAGAATTTAGAAGTTCTGATCTTAATTTAGTTAACTCATCATTTTGAACAGTGATGACATCTTCACGTTCTTTTCTTTGTTTCACTAACTGCCGAATTCTTTTTTCAGCACCCTTGGTATTTATACCTTCAAGTTCTTCTAACTTTTCTGGATCTTCTTCAACTACTTCTTCTTCTTCATCTACTTCCGGTTCTACAGTTTCTGCCGTAATAGGAACTTCGGCTTCTTCCTCTACTTCAAACTGTACCTTATCTTCTTCTGTATCCGGTTTATCTTTACGGTAGGATTCAACATCCATCTCATTCCAACCGTCCTTTTTATCTTCTGGTGTCATTTAATTTATCTTTCCATTTTTTACGTAGATTGCGAATCCACGTTTACGCTGCTTCAGTAGTTAAATTAAACATTGTGTCGAGATAAGCTGGATCTTCGACTTTCATGATAATTTGATCATCAAACAATAATATCAGACATATACCCTTATATACAAATTTATGTCCTACGTGACGGCCATAGGCAACAAAGTCTCCATCTTTACACCAAGCTCCATTTGGAAACTTTGCTTCTCCTTGATAAGCAGTATCGCCTACCTTTAGAACTCGACCAATAGTAGTGAGATACTTTACGTCATCAGCAAATTGATCTGGTAATAGTATACCACCTTTTGTTTCCTTACGCACAACTACCGGACGAACCAACACATGGTATCCTGGTAACTCCGGTAAAGGTTTTGGATCAGATAATTCATCGTTACTAATCCAATCATCGTTTTTAATAGCGCCGCTAAGTCTTGCGTGTTGCATGGTTACTTATTATCCTCTTCATTATCAATATCACCGTATTTATTAGCTATATCTTTGAGAATGGTTTTAGACTTTTCCATTCCTTCGATAACACCAATCAGATATTGATACTGATCATACGAGGTACAAGCACCTGATACAAGATTTAATTTAATAGTTTCTAATTCCTGTTCAATTTGTTGATTCAAAAAATATGTATCTATAAATTTACTTTCAGGAACCATTACAATCCTTTACTACCGGTCTTCTTACCTTTTGCTACCCAGTCTTTCTTTCCTGTCTTAAAAGCATCATGTTTACGACTCATGCCGATACCGTTCCATTGTTTAGTACGGCCTTGTTTAATGTTGTCTTGTGATTTAGCCATTATAATACTTCTCCTGTTATCTCGTAACCGCACCACCGCCACGCAGGGCTACACCAATCGAACCACCCTTCTTGACGTTCACACGACCACGACGGCGTTTGCCCCAATCACCATAAGACTCATCACGCCTTGCAGCCATTGGTTGCCTCTTACCAGCTTCAGGACCAGTCCTCATTCCAAGTGACTCATCCTCACGGTCAATATAACCCTGTCCACCAGCAGCATACTTCTTAACCTTACCACCAGCCTTTTTCTTAACAGGACCACCCTTCTTTCTACGTGCAAAGGGAAGCACACCAGCCCTTTTCTCTTCCTGTGGATATAGACCGACTCTGGTCATCCCACCACGTTGTTTCTTGACAGTACCACCTGTCTTCTTCTTCTTTGCCATGCTATTTCTCCTTTTTGCATTATTTCCTAAATTAGGCGTTAGTTCTTTTGATATGTCACTTCTAGATATTGTCATTGTTATCTTTTCGGTTTTCTAGGAGGAGTAATACTTTCAAATCCTCCGAAAAGATCTTCTTCTTTTATCAGACCTCTTTTTATAGCCTTTTTTAAATAATTTCTAGTTTCAGATGATAAGAATTTTTTATTTGGATTTTTTAAACTTTCTTCAACATTACCAAAACCAGTATTATATGCTGCCACTGCTTGAGCCAGATTTCCATCAAATCTTTTTAGTAAAGCTTCAAAATAATCCTTTGCAAATCTACGTTGTTCAAGTTCGTCTGTATTTATAATATCTTCTTCAGTATATGTACCTTTTGGAGTTTTAAGAGGTTTAACACTTAATCCCGGTTTTTGGGCAGTCTTAGGCATAATTTGATATTTACCTATAGCCCCTCTTTTAGAAACCTTAACATCTCCTATTTTTAATCCGCGTTTTGCTGCACCTTTAGTTAAGGAAGCCTTAGTATAACGATGTTCTCCATCACTTTCCAACGAAGCTATAGAATCTATTAATTTATCTATATTAAGAGCATCTTTAGAAATACCCACTTCTTCTTTAAAGAATGGCATAGATGGTCCTGGTTTTGCTGGTGACTTTATCCCAGGTATTTCAACTATAGGTTCAATCCCTGTAGGTTTTAATGGAGATATAGAATCAGCTAAAGCATCAAGAGAAGCTAAAGGCGGTTCCTGTATTACTGGTTCTGACGGTAGTACAGGTGCTGGAGGTGCTTCTTCAACACCTAATCCTTCTAACTCTGTTAAATCCTCACCACTAGGTTCAGATGGTATATATCCATGAAGTTTAAAAAACTTTTTCATCTGCTCTAGAAGAGTTGGACCTGGAGAAACAGGTTGTTCAGGCATTTCCTTTTGTTCACTCCACTCCCAAGGATCTCCTATAACTAGTGGATTTTTAACTTCTCCTTGACTGGCAAATCGTTCTGGCGTTAAGTCTACTTCTTCTTTTAGTTTTTCAATTGTTAATCCTGTTTCCTTCATTAACAATTTCATCATTTCTATGACAAACTTATCATCACGATCTTCCTCTTTACTTTGAGAAAGAACAGAACGATCTTTTTCCAGTTCTTTTATCTTAGCCAATTTCTCTGCCGCTTCTATCTCAAGCGTATCCTTTTTAAGATCCAATTCCTCTTCTTCAAGAGCAATACTGGCTGCTTTCTGTGCAGCATCTATCTTCAATCTTTCTCTCTCAAGATTAAGTTGTTCTTTCTGAAGTTCCAAAGTCTGTCGTTCCAGATCTTCTACAGTACCCATTTCAGCCATACGCTGGTTGTTCTGTAGAATTTCCTGTGCAGCGCCTCTGGTAATTTCACTGATAGCTTCTTCGCTACCTACACCAGCCTGTTCTACACCAGCTTCAAGCATCCCCGTCATTTGCTCCTCATACTGCATTATCATATGCTCTCTGATATTAGCTTGCAATAGCGGAACAATTGTTTGCATAATCGGATTCTGACCCAAAGTAGGATCATTTATAAATGACTCCTTGACAATGATATGAGCTTGGTGATCCTGACCGGGAAAAGCCTTTATAGGCAACCCTTGGGATACGGCATTTATATCAGAAATAGGATCACGAGGAATAGGCTTTTCCTCCGGTATAAGAAATCTATCAGGATTCTCAATACCAGCCGCATCCAGCATCGTGCTGTTTATTTCTCTAAGGTTATACATCCCGGCAGGAGCTTGTGAAGCCATCTGCATAACCATCTGTGCCATCGCCAATCGGTGCGAGGAAGACGGTACGTTTGGATCTGAAACAGGAATGATATCAACTCGTCCATCGAAATCATTCTTGAATATCTGTCCTTCTATATTTGGAATATCATAAGGATATTCATTGGGAAGGAAATCATAATTGATACGAGCTAGAATACGAAATTCCTGCCTTTGACTATAATGAAGACGTTTATGAATAGCACTAAAGAATTTAGTGGAAGCCTCAAGAAGAGCGAGGGTAGTTCCTACCGGACCATAGTTGGTAGAATCCGCAATGACCTGTTCCGTCGAATCGGCAAACTTCTGCCCAGCCGCTGCCACATACTCCAGCATCTTCATCAAAGTTTGTGAAGGTTCTTTATACGGTAGTGGAATGATTGACTTTGTTAAATCAATACCAGTGGCTTCAACTTCCTTAAACTCACCGGGAGCGATAGCATCGTTACTACCTACAATCCTAACGCCTCTAGCTTTAAACCCACCGGGAAGAGTAGCAAACTGTCCAGCATCGACAAGGTTACGTACAGCAGACGTTGCCGTTGCCGTAAGGTTGCCTAGAAAATGGATGAAGCCAAGACCATAAAAACCGAACCCAGGAACAAACCTGTAATGAGTAAACCACATAAGCTTTTCTTTGCGTGGGTCATCCTCCCTCCAATTACGTCTGATACAAAGTACTTTTCGACTTTGTTCATCAACAGAAACAATATAAGGTAAAGCTACCGTAAGAGGATTTTCATCCTCATCTATCTCTTCTTCAATCTCTAGATAACAATGCTGCTCCAGAATAGTATATTGAGGTTCGTCATCATAGTTAGGCTCAATCCCCATAATCCTATCCATCTTTGCTTTAATAGGTGTAGGCTCTACTGGGAGAGCCTCTGGTAGCCCTTGATCGTCATAGTGGTCAATAGTGTACATCCCTGCTTCGATGTCACGCTTAAGGTCGTTAGGAGAACGATAGAGAACATGAGTATAACGATCCGCACGTTTAAGATCTGAAGCAAAGTTGGAAACATAAAACTGGTCGATAGGAACGAACTCGCTAACCGGACGTTCATACGACATATCATAATAAATCTTTTTAAAGGCCGACCCAAAGATAGGAAGGTTAAACAGCATCCGTTCCAGTTCTTCAAAATATTCTACCATTTGATCTGTCAACTGGTAGTTCATGAAGTTCATGACACGGGTAGCTTGACGATCCTTTTCAACGGTAGGACTACCAACTACCTGTGTTTTTACCGGCCCTTTGGAAGGAAACAATTCCTGAGTTGCTTTTGATTGGAACTTAACGGCTGATTCAATTAACAAAGGATGAACGGCAGTACAAGCTCCTTCAAACGGTTCACTGGTTTCTTCCAGTTTAAGTCCCAGAAGATCAAAACCCTTTTCAAAAGTAGCTTCCCACTCTGATCTGCTTTCCCTGTCAGATTCAAACCCTTCGATAACTTTACCAGCTATCTCATCAAGTTCATCTTCATCAAGTTCAGTTACAAGGTTTTCATTATGGTTATAGGACATCTGTTCTACAACCTCCATCAAACCTTCAATCTCAATACCCCCTTCTTCGTCTGGAAGGATAACTTCTATACCTTCTTCAACAACACCAAGAGTATCTTTAGTACCGTTTCCCCCTTGATTTGCATAAGGGTTACGTTCTACATTTGTTATCTCAGCCATCGTCTTTTACACAATCACAGCTTTCAGGCGTACAGTTTTCGCAGTTACATTCAGGACCGCAAGATTCACATTTACAGTTTTCACACTTACACTTTTTTTCTGTCATTGTTAGGCTTTCCTCTTTTTACCTTTACGTTTTTTAGCCATCTTTTTAAAAGTCTTGGCAAGAGCCTTGGCACGGCCTTTACATCCTGGTTTAGTTATAGGAGTACATTTCCCCTTAGTTCCACGTTTCTTTATAGATTTACTTACTTTTTGAATCCATTTTTTATCCTTCTTCTTTTTATTCTTTACACTACCACCTCTTTTATGAGTTACTTCTTTATCTGTCTTATCTGCATAAGCTTTAGCTTTTAATTTTCCTTCTGGTGTATATGGAAAATGTATGTTTCCTACTTTTGGCATAACTTCAATTATCCTCTGGTTACGGCACCACCGCCTCTAAGGGCTTTGCCTATGCCTCTTTGTTTTCCTCTAACAGAACCACCACGTTTACCCTTTGTCGTAGAAATACGTCCAGGTTTATCAGGAGGAGGATTCAACATTTCATCCCATTCCATATCTCTTACTTCCTGTAAACGTCTAACTCCTTTTTCATCCCCTTTATAAATATCTTTATAACCTTCAGGGTCGGTTTTAGGAATATACTTTTCCTCTGTAGCTTCTTGTTTTACACGTTTTACATGCCCTTCTGTTCTGGCTCCTGGCTTTCTCGGTAGTCTAGATTTTCTTATTTGTGCGGTAGTTGGTTTAAGAATACGTCTTGCGCCTTTAGCTAAAAATCCAGGTAATTGTCTTGCTGTTAAACGCAATAACGTACCGGCAATCATAACAATAATTGGTGCCATAAGATATTATCCTCTCGTGACGGAACCGCCGCCTCTAAGGGCTTTGCCCATACCTCTCTGTTTTCCTTTAACAGCACCTCCTTTTTTAGATGCAAAGGTAGTAACCTTTTCAATTACTTCTGATATTCCATTATTATTTTTTTCATCTTTTTCCATTAAATCAGAAATGATAGTAGCATCCTGTTTATCTTTCCAAGGTAACATATTTCTAAATTCTTCTACTGCTGGATCAGTATATTCTTTTACCATCTCAATAGCTTTATCTATTCTACTCATAATATATTATCCTCTAGTTACGACACCGCCGCCTCTAAGGGCTTTGCCCATACCTCTTTGTTTTCCTCTAACAGAACCACCTCCTTTTTTCTTTTGTAATTCACGAGGTAACGAAAGAGGCTTTAAACCTTCTTTTTTTCTAATTTTATTTCTATTCTTCCAATACTCTAAACGAAAAACATCTGAATGTGGGTTTTCCCCCAATCGTTTTTCATATTCACGAATTAATCCACCACGATCTGGATCACTCTGATGCCTGAAATATAATGCAGTACCTCCTTGTTCAGGTGTTCTATATTCTCGTTTAGCCCAAGCATCGGAAGAAGCTAATTGTTTTGTAAGATTTTTATAACCCATACCTGAAAACTTATTTTTCTTAGTTTTCTTAGTTTTCTTATCAGCCATAGTTTTAAAATCTCCAATATCCTACCCGTTTGGGTTTGTATGTATTGTCTTCAATCTCGTTAATTTGAAACGCATCCAACGGATGATCGACTTTCCAAGCATCCTTCATATAAAGAATAGCCATTACCATAGCATCCACTTGGTCATCATAGGTAGCGTTGGGAAAGGCAATAGCTTCATGAATTAAATCATACGAAAAGGGTTTATCAGGAACCCAAATTCTTCCTGCTTCAAGAAGTGGGGTAGATGCATTGGTTCGTGTTACCTTATCTCTATCAGGATTATATTCTAGAATAGGCAAGCCAGCCCTTCTCAAATCCTGTATAAGAGATTGGCCTGAAGCTTTCTTTTCAATAATTATAACATCTGGTTCATAACTATCATACATCTCTTGAGCGGTACTACGCAACTCTGGATATTCAAGTCTTTCTCTTTTGTTACTTAAAAGAATAAGATTAGGAATAATTCTTTCGGTTCCAAGGCTATCGGTAGCTATTTTATCGAATATCCCCCAAGTTTGAATAACGGAGTAATCGGCACTGGTCTTGACGGAAAAAGCCGTATCACAGGTTTGAATAATAAAATCACAATCAGGCGGATCATCCATGTGTTGCCAGATGTTGAACCAATGTCTTTTTATAATCCCTCCTTCCTCTGGAGTAGGATCTTGCATAAACAAAGACTGCCAGTACTTGGTTCCGTTTTGAGAACGTATCTCTAGCTCATCCTTCTTTAGAAGCCTGTCCGGTTTCCATTCGGGAAAATAGGAAGTTCCAGAAGGCATATCCAATAGCTCTGCCGAATCATCGTCCAGCCAAGCAGGGATCTTTATAACTTCCCAATCATCTATCTCTTCTTCTTCATCTGTTAATATCGAATCCTTTTTTCTTTTCTTTTCAGTTTCCAGAAGCCAACCGCATATATCATCTTCATGGTATCGCGTGTTTATGATCACAACACTACCATTAGGCATTAAACGTGTTCGTAGACCAGCAGGATACCATTCCTTGATATATCTACGGCCAGCTTCTGAAAAGGCATCTTCTTCCGACATGACATCATCTAGAAGAGCAACGTGGCAACCACGACCTGCAATCTGTGAACGAACACCGGCAGCTATGTAAACACCGTTTTGATTAGTCTGCCATTTACCAGCGGCTCTTACATCCGACCTCAAAGTCGTTTCGGGAAAAATCTGTTTATATAGATCCGTGTTAACTATATCTCTGACAGCCCTGCCAAAGTCTGACGCCAATTGATCGGAGTGAGATACGGAAAGTATTTCATGATTGGAGTGTCGTCCCATGTACCAAGCGGGAAACAGTTTGGAACAAATAACAGACTTGGAAGACCGGGGAGGAAGAAACACCATAATACGTTTGATGGTTCCTTCCTCTACCTTTTGTAGTTTCTTTGCAATCAGTTCTATGTGCCGTCCCATCTTGAAGTCGGAAATGAGAAACGGAACCATGAGTTTTAGAAACGTAAAGAAATCACTTCGGGCTTTAACGATAGCTTGTTCAAAGAGCCTATCCCGTAGTTCTATATAATCTTTTTTCTTAGCAGCAGCCATTATTTAATCTATAGATATAATCTTACTTCCTACGTGCATACCTCTTCCGGTATCTCCTTTAGGACTAAGTGGATGAAAAATTTCTAAAGGATGCAGTCCTTTTTCAGGCTTTCCAAAAATCTCTATTTCACTAAGTATATTACCAGTATCCGTATTCTTTACTCTAGCCATATGTTTACCTTCACGTATTATTGGAGGAACTAATTGTGTAGATGTTTTAGGATTAGCAAGAGGATTTAACTTATGTACATCGTTAGATTTTATAAAAAACCCTTTAGTTGCGGGTTGAACCCCAGTTGACTTATCATGATGACCTTTAGCACTTCTCCATATTCTTTGAGTAACATTACCTTCATGTAAATTATATTTTGATCCTCTCTCAGTAGTAAATCTTTTTAATAGTTTTCCTAACTTTCTAGCCTTTTTTCCTTTAGAAGTAGCTATGCTTCCTAAAATACTCGCTAAACCCATATCTTCATAATTAGGAAGGTTATATTCATATTTTCCTTTTGGTGTATCAGGACTACGGGTAATTTCTCCTACGGGTAATATCAAGTCCAAAATCGCCATTAAGTCTTCTTGTGAAAATTTAAAATTTTCAGATGTCTTATCCTTTAAAGCATCTTCCAATACTTTTAAAGGTATAGGTTTAAGATCGTGTTTCTTTTGCCATTCATTTATTTCTCTTGATTGTTTAATCGGAGGAAAATTTTTAATTACAGCCATAACTACATCCACTTAAAAAGAGCATAACAAAAAAGGGCAAAGATAATAGCAATAACCCAAAACCCCACCGCAACCCAGATATCAACGTATTCCGAATTGGAGTGGGAGTTGCCACGTAAAAATCTTTTAAAAGCTTTAAACACGCTATACAATACTAAATATTATGTATATAAGAACTACAAAGCCTATGACTACAATAGACATTCTTTTAAACATAGTATCAACTTTAGCAAACTGTTTAATATATTCTATCATAGGTCTACTTTTTACCTCCCTTGATAACTTTAAAACCTACCACATCCGCCAGATTTTTAATGTCCTCTTCCATTTTCTCTTCAGAATCCGTTTCAGCGAAATTAGACATTTTAATTTTCTGTTCAGACTTATCGATAAACATTCCCAAATGCCTAGCAATGGTTTCCATACTACGGTTAGCGTTTGTGAAATCGCTGTCGTCCATAGCTTGTTCGTAGACCTTAGAAACTTTTTCCAAAACTTTATCAGCATTCCAAGCCATTCTCCTCAAAGCCTCCTCTCGCAGGTTCTCTAATCTCTTCTTTATCTTCTTGTTTGTATGCAAGACAGCCCAAGCCCTTTGTCTGGTATTGGATTCGGTCTTTCCAAGAGCATAGCCAGCAGCTTTATAAGCATGAGCTATATCGCCTGTAGCCATATACTCCATACAGAATTTCTCCTGTCGAGGGGATAAACCCCCAACAAGTTGAGATCTGGTAAAGAGTTTCAGCCTTTGCGGAGGATTTTCTAGCATTCTTTCCTGTTTATATCTATAATTTTGATCGGGTGAATCTGCTTTAGAATAATCTCTAACCCGCAAACGCTGTCTCCCAGGGAGGCGGAACATCCGCCTATGAGCCTCTTTCCGCATATCTTGCAAATCTTTACCAGCGGAAGAGGATATTCTTTTATCACTTAGTTCTTTTATTGTAGCACGTAACCTTTCCATAGACCATTCTGCATATATGATATGTGCTTTTCTATCTAAGTTCTTGGTATAGTCCTGATCTGTGGAATTCATTTCTAATAATACCATGCATCACAAACAGATAAAATACTTAAAAGGAATAATTCGTTCATTTCCATTTCTTTAAAAAAGTCTTTTCCATTTTGATCAAGGTATAATTTTTGTAATCGGTAAGCTTCCATTTCCTTGTTTCCATAACAAATACGCTCATCATTTAAGATACCTGCTTCATGTTGAATATGATGAACCAACTCATGGAGGATAATAGAATTCTGTACAATTGGAGATTTCTTCTCCAGATAAGTTTTATTTAAATATATAGTCTCAGTTTCATGATCGTAAAGTCCTGCCGCCCCTACATCTCCCTCTTTCTTAGTACAGTGTTTATCTATCCATTTATTTTCTTCGTCACATTCTTGATACATCCAATAGATTTCTTGTTCCGATTTATAAACAATTTTAGGATATGTATCTACTGGTGGCAGATCTGAATGAGTAGTTATAAAAATATTAAAAACAATAAGAAGAGATTTTAGTGTTGACATTTTTTAGAATTACCTTATACTATACGACACAAAGATGATTGAAGTTAAGAATCAATAGTATATTTAAACATCTTTATATCTTCTTTAAAAGAGTCAGCTATCAGATCTATAGCCGGTTGGCTTGATTTGAAATAGCTGGCTCTTTTTTCCAGCCTTTCCCTCTTTGTCATTACTCCCCTATAGCTGGGAAGAGTAGTCTTTGTTAATTTGAAAACCTTGTTAAGGAGAGGAGAG